CCTTTTAATGTCAAATCTCCACCAGCGTCGCTTAATTCAGCCATCTTCTGGAAATGGGAATGACCTCTGAGTGTTGTTTGGACATCTGCTTTAGGGTAAATTACACTACTACGATCGCCGCTATTCATTTCTTTTATTAGAGCAGTCTTTCCTGTAGAAGAAGCAAACCCAAATACTTTCAAATTTTCTGCTGTCAAAGGCACACCAGACTTCACAAGAGGTTCGATGTATTCTTTATACATCTGAACTTGTTCTTTTGCTGATAAATCGACAACCGATTTATCAGGATTAATTCTAAGTTTCTTCTTAATACTCGGAGCTGTTCCGACATTAAATTGAAATGCACCCATATCAGCTCCTCCTCTATTTGATTTCGGATTACCACCACTTTCACTATATGATAATCTAATAACAGCTTCGGCTTCGGCTTCATCTGGGAATTGTTTTCTTATTTCTTCAACTAATGTTTTATCTATCATTCTTTCTTCTATTTCTCCTATAGGAAGATTGAAAGAATCGAATATATGTTTACTAGCTTCTTCTGGAGCAGACGAAGTTGACTTATTTGGTGTTGCTGTTGCTGGTGTTGTTGCAGGTTCTTGTGGTTTAGGAGTTCCAGAAAACCAATCAAAATCAAAAATTGGTTTTTCTAATAATCCACCTATATTTTCTTTAGTTGGTTTATATGTATCTGGCAACAATTTTAGTGGAAGCATTAGAGGCATGGCGTCTTCTGCCAAACCGTATGCGGTGGATAGAACATTACTCAAACTAGATTTCGCTCTATCTAGTGGTTTTATTTCTTTTTCAGGAGTTGTTTTAAATGATGGTAATGTTTCCTTAACTCCTGAATCTGTTCCTCCTTCTAATACTTTATATCCACCATATGCTGCAGCCAACCAAGGTAGCTTTGTTGCTATTCTTGGAATCATTCTAGATAACATTCTTCCCGCTCCCGGAAGAATTGGTGGTATTCTGCTTCCTCCTGGTGGTCCACTAGGAGTACCCGGAGATGTTCGTCCTCCTCCTGGAGTAATTGGTGGTACAGGACCTGGTGATGTATTTCCACTAGAATATTGGATTTCTTCAAATAGTGTTTTTAATGATGATAGAGCATCTTTTTCTATTTTGATTAGTGAAACAGAAATTGGTATCGGAAAACTAATCTTAGTTTTAGCTAATGATTTCAATTTATCATCTTGGCTTCTCTGCTTAATCTTTACAACTTCTTTATCTTCTTTTTCTTGTGGTGTTTGTAATTTATCAACTAATAAATCTTGTTTTAGAGCAGTCTTCTTATCATCCGTCTGTTCTACTGGTGTAGGTGTTTTTGGTTGTGGTGTTTGTAATTTATCAACTAATAAATCTTGTTTTAGAGCAGTCTTCTTATCATTCAAAGATTTCAATTTCGATTCCAATGAATCTTTTTCTAATGCAATCTCTTGTTCATTATATTGTTCTCTTTGTTTTTGTATATCATCAAATGTCTTTTCATTTCGCCCCAAATACGAAAAGATTAAACCACTAATCAATCCACCCATATTTCCTGACTGGAATGATGCCGCAGCCGCAGATCTATTATATGTTTCTTTAGATAGATCTTCTTCTATTTTTTCTTTTTGTTTTTGTTTAACCTTTTTCTGTTTTTCATCAGTAATATTAGCGATTCTGGTTTTAATTTTGTCTCTTTCTCTTTCTAAAGAAGTCAATTCTATATCTAAAACAAAATTCGAATTCTGCTTAGACAAGATCATTTTATTGAATTCTCTTTCTTCTTTCAACAATTCTGTTAAACGAGATAGATTATCAGATAATAACTTAATATCTTTGGTGATTTTAGATACAGTATTGTTTTTCGTTTTTTTATTTGCCATTATTCTTTCTTCTCTCGTTCTCTTCTTCGATATGTTTATTCAACAAAGATATATAAACTTCTCTTTCCCAAGGATACATATCGTCTAATTCAGAAAGAGAATAGTTATAGAACTGCGCCATAGTAAAATTACTCATATAGTAATTCATCAAATTATCATTATTAATAGCTATACGAAAAAATCAGATAAACCAGATAATATTATTGTTTCATTATAATTGCATTTTTTGCAAGTAAAATCAACATTTTTTGATAATTTAGGACTGTTGATATAGAAATCTAAGATATTCTTAAATGTAGAGAGATCTAAAGAATTCAGGAATTCTGTTAATTCTTGTTCAGTAAAATCATCATATATTTTTTCTGAATCCATAATAGATTCTAAATCTTCAGAGATAGATTTAAATAGATAATCTAGATCTTTTGTGGAATTATACATCTCTATGAATTTGGCAGAATTAACATTTGGGTATCTCAATTTCATAAAAAGGTTGTTATTGATTTTAATTTCGTTTGAAATTGAATTTTGGAAACTAACTTCTACATCATCTAAACTAACTTCTATGTCATTAATCGCACCACAAACAACTTCATTTATGATATTATTGCATTTGAAAGATAATTTTGTATTTTCGCCAACTGATTTTGCTCTGATCTTAAGAAATAGATATTCTATGTCGAAATATGTTAAAGATTTTGTAGTAAACTCTTTAACTGAACAAGATTCAATAAGATCTGTGATGCATCTTGTGAGTTCTTCTATTGATTCAGAATTTTGCATCATAAGTAAGATTTTCTGTTCTTTAACCGTATATGGTCTGAATATGTATAATTTTTTGTTTGAAGGAATTTTCACTTCATAATTGGGATGTGATAATTTAGGTAACATAAAATTTATCCTTTAAATTTGTTTTTTATCTGCCTAGTTAAAGACTCGGAAGACCATATGGATTTGAAAATTTTGGTTTTTCGAGTGGTGGCCTTGTTGGCGGCGGGATTGGAGCTGGGGCTGGCGATGACGCTGTGGATGAAGGAGCAGCAGCCCCAGCTCCTGTGTTTGTTTCTGATGTTTGTGTTGGGCTCACATCAGATTGCGATTTTCCCATATGACCGAATGTGATCGAGCTACCAACCGTTTCTATTTTCAACGATTCGTAAGAAAAATTCACAGAATATTTCAATATTTCGTCAGTTTGTGTCCAATCCTGTTGAATCATTTCTATCCTATTTGGAATAGCACCAACTAATGTTATTCTTCGAGATTCTTTTGGTCCATTATCATCACCTTCTTCATCATAATGTTTTATTTCTATATCAGCTTTCACTGTATTATAATATGCAATTCTATTAGTAGAAAAATCAGATATTTGATCTAACCATTCTTCAAAATAATTTTTATCTCTAAAATCTTTCATTGCAATGAAAGTTACCATAACTTCATCATTAGCTCTACCAACAGGCAATTTAACCTCTGGTTGTCCGCCATACAATTTGTAATTTTTTGTTAGTATTTGAATTCCTGGCACATTCAAAGATTCACATCGATAAGACAATTCCTTGCCAATTCCTTGCCCTCTTTTTATCAAGATATCGAATCTATTTTGATGTGAAAATCCGAATTTTTCTAAACTTGTTTTAAAATCTGAAAGTGATCTCATATATCTTTAATTATTTATCATAAATAGAATTATGGCATATTCAGGAAGATTCGCACCTAAATCACCACACAAATACAAAGGAGATGTTACAAATATTATTTGGAGATCTACTTGGGAATTGAGATTCCTCAAATATTTGGATACTAATCCAGCAATATTAGAATATGGATCTGAGGAAGTTGTTGTTCCTTATATTTCTCCTGTAGATGGAAAAAGACACAGATATTTCGTAGATTTCTACTTTAAAGTTAAAACTAAAGAAGGATTAACAAAGAAATATCTTGTGGAAGTTAAGCCATATTCTCAAACAATAGAACCAAAAAGACCTAAAAGAATTACAGAATCTTATATGTCAAGTGTTTACACTTATTTGGTTAATCAAGCAAAATGGAAATCTGCCAAAGAATTCGCTAAGAATAGTGGGATGGAATTTATTGTATTGACAGAGAAGGAATTATTTAATAAATAAGAATATATGGCATTAAAAGAAAAATATATATTTCCTTTAGATTTAGATGCTAGGGATTCTAGATATGGTGATACAGGTGTTTGTATCAATATGTACACATCACTAACTAGATCGAAAAATGATCTAACCAATGACATAAAAGATGTTAATGGTACAGTCATAAACAAATATTCAGAAGCAACTGCAGGAAGATCTGATGTTTTCGCAAGTTTTCCACTTCCATTTAATAATAGAGAATTGAATAGAGGATTATATAAATTAGAACATCAAATATTTCTACCAGTTCCATTAAATCTACAAACTGATTATAAGATGAAATATTCGGATGAAAGTTTTTTGAAAACATATCAGGAATTAGGAGGATCTTTAGCTGGATTGATTGGGACTGTTGGTGGAGCAATAGCAACTAGAGGTGCTGGTGCTGCAGCAAAAGCTGGTGGTGTGGCCGCTGGCGCCAATGTAGGTGCAATTGTCACTACATTGTTTAATAGTGCTGGTGGAATATTAGGACAAGCTTCAAAAGCTGGTGCGTTTTCACAAGGCTTAGCTCTGAATCCTCATCAAGAATATTATTTCAATAAAGTCGAATTTAGAAAATTCAAATTAGAATATAATCTGATGGCTAAGAGTGTAGATGAGTCTAATGACATAAAAGATATCATAGATATCTTAAAAATTGGAATGCATCCTGGTATTTATGGAACAAGCTTGCTATTCACATATCCATCAGAATTCGAATTGCTCCTCTATAGGAAAGACAAAGATCCAGAAAAAAGATTGAATAGATATCTATTTAAAACTAAAAGATGTGTGCTGGAACAATTGAGTGTTAAATATAATGGTTCAGATTCATTCGTCACTTTTAAGGATACGAATGCACCTGTAGATATCCAAATTTCATTAGATTTCTCAGAAATAGATATTATTGTCAGAGAAGATATTGAGAAGATGATTGAAGAGGAAAGACAAACATATTAATATGTCATATTTTTCTAAATTTTCATACGTTCTGTATCCAAATTTTCTAGATAATACTGGAAATATCGATTTAATATTGAAAGACATCACAATCAGAATAGTTAGAAAAGAATCACTGATTGACGATAAAAGTATTTTTTACAAATACAATATTAGAGAAGGTGAGAATATAGAATCTATATCTACGAAATTATATAAAGTTCCGGATTATTATTGGACTATAATGTTAATCAATAATAGATTAGATAGATTCTATGATTTTCCGCTTGAATATGGAGTATTCGAGGATTATATTGTAGACAAATATGGTTCAATTTCAGGAGCGCAATCTAACAAAAAATATTTCATAAGAGAATCTTTCGAAAAATACTCAGAAGATCCTGTGAAAGATAAAGAATATTTCTTCGAAGTTCCAGTGGAGAATTACACATTCCTATATACACCAGATAATCCACTCAATTATCCAACTAGTGGTCCAAGACCTTCGAGAGCAGAATTTGAGAATGGCAGATTAATGAAATATAGCAAGAGCAATTACGAAATTGAAGAAGAAGCGAACGAAGCAAAAAGAAATATCTTAGTTTGCAATTCATCATATATACAATCTTTTGTTGAAACTTTCAATGCTTTGGTGAGATAAATTATGGCTAGCAGATTACTAAATTCGGGTAATTTTGATATTGAAGAATTGAATCTAATAAATCTAGATACAAGAAAAAGTATTGATATTTCTACAATATATTTAGAGATTAATATTTTTGAATCAATATACTCTTCAACAATCACAGGATGGATTACAATTGCTGATGCTACAAATTTGATTTCCGGTTCTAATGCATTACCCATATTAGGAAACGAAATTATTAGTATGATTGTTTCTGTACCAGAACACAAAACATACAAAACTGAAACATCAAATAAACAACAAAATAGAGATTCTAAAAAATTCAAATATATTGCTAGAATTATAGATATCAAGAATAAAAACATAGTAAATGAAAGAAGTATGGGATATGAAATACATTTCGCTTCTGAAGAATTGATTCTAGACAGAAATATACGAATTTCGAAATCTTACAATAAAACTACAACAGAAATAATAAAAAAAATATTCGATAATTTTAATTACACTGGTTCATATCAATTCGAGAAAACTGTTGGGAATACTTCAGTAGTTATTCCCAATTGGACTCCATTCAGAGCAATTAAATGGTTAACAAATAATAGATCGATTTCTGGAGCATACAATTCTCCAACTTTCTTCTTCTATCAAACATTATACAATTCTAATCCCGGTCCAGATGAATATACAATTTCTTCTTATGATGATACAATATCTTCAAAATATTATTTTTTGAGTTTAGATTATCTACTTTCTTATGATGCAAGAAAGGTTATATACTATCGTCCAAATTTTGATGTTGATTCTAGAGATTATAGATCGGATTTTAAATTCTCAAATGCCACAAACTATCAGGTATTGAATACATTCAATACATTAGTCAATAATGCTAATGGATTATACAACAACACATTACTAACACACGATATTGTAAATAAGAAATGGAAAAAGGAAATATTCAATTACAATGATTATTTTGGAAAAGAAGAACATTTAGAATCTTATAAATTGTATTCTGGGAATAATGACGTAAAAG